ATACAACTTACAGTTTTGCTTCTAGCCTTATTGGAAGTAAGAGCAGGGTTGCTGCGACCGACACGGTTTATGCCCTTGCTTCTACCTTAATTGGCTCTCTAGCAGAAGACGTTGAAACAGATACAACTCTAGCATTTGCCTCGACGGTAACCGGCTCTCTCGCCGAGAACGTTGAAACAGATACAAGTTTAGTATTCGCTTCGACGGTGACCGGCTCTCTCGCACAGGACGTTGAAACCGATACGAGTTTAGTATTCGCTTCTACGGTCACTGGGGTGCTTGCTGACCGTGCCATTGCAAGTATCGCAGTCGCATCTTCAGTAGCAGGACAAGTCATCAGACTTGGGAGAACATCTACCTCTGTCCAATCTACTTCTCAAATTAATGCCGAGCGTGTTTCCACCTCATTTATTACTACCAACATAAGCTGTGTTGATTTTGTTGATGGGCAGTTAATTGCGCAGCCCAAAGCTCCGCTGAATGTAGTTGCCAGTACGAGCGTAAATAATCAGCGTATTCGCATTGCTGCCGCTCCAACTAACGTAGTTTCTTTGGCTACCATCGATGGTGATGCAGTGGCCGATGGTAGGCCCTCAACAAGCATTACGACTACAAGCCAAGCCAACCCTGAAGGCGTATTCAGCGGTGGTGCAGTGGCCAGCGTCAACACGACCACAAACGCAAATGCCAACCTTACTCTGACTGGTGCAATTAACAGCACTATCAACCAACCTTTTGCTGATGCCCAAGGCGCCCAAAACATCATCACAAGCGTTCAGGACGATCCTTACAAATCGTTGTCTACTGCCAGCCCAGCGGCGCCGTTTGCAACCACGTCTACTTCGACCCCATCAAGACCGCCATATATCAAAATAGCGGCTTAACTAAGGCTCCCAAATGACCACTTTTATCGACATGACCAATCGTGTTTTGCGCCGATTGAATGAGGTAGAACTCACCCAATCAGATTTTGCCAGCGCCCGAGGTATTCAAGCCGCTGCTAAAGATGCGATAAATTCAGCAATTTTCGATTTCAACGCACAGCAATTCGAGTGGCCGTTTAATGCCGCCCAGGAATTGACGCAGCTTGTTGTGGGGCAGACTGAATACTCAAACCCAATCAATGCAAAAACAGTTGAATGGAACTCGTTTCAAATCGTGGGTGATGGCACTTATTCCACTGAAAATCATTCCCTGCAATCAATTGAACGGGATGTCTGGTACAAAAACTATCGTGACGAAGATGATAATAGATCTACCGCCGGCATCGATCGTCCAAAGTTTGTGTTTCCAAGCCACGGGTTGGGCTTTGGAGTTTCTCCAGCGCCCGACAAAGCCTACAGGCTTGAGTTCCGCTACTTCCTGCATCCCGTAGAATTGGTTGCTTACAATGACACACCTTCAGGCGCTTTTGCTTATCCAGAAGTTTTAACGCCGGTCTTTGTCGAAGGCGCTTTGTATCACCTTTATATGCTGAAAGATAATCCCGAGGCAGCACAGCTTGCCTTGGCTAATTTTCAAAGATCCGTTGCCGATCTCAAAACCCAATACATCAATTCATATTCAGATGTCCGTGACACACGGGTCAATTTTGGCGGTGGAAGTTCTGTAATGTCCAATAGGATGCTGGCTGTAAATTAATGGATCGCATTGAGTCATATAAAGTCGTTTGTTCGGGTGGCCTCAACTCAAACGAAAATCATTTGGACATGGCTGAAAACAGCCCGGGCTCTGCCACTCGTTTGATCAATTACGAGCCGAGCCTTTTTGGTGGTTACAGGCGCATTGAGGGGTTTGATTACTATGACAGCACGGTCACCTATGGCGCCGGCGGCTATGGCCAAGAGGTTCAAGCTCTGGACGGCTCCAGCAACCCTGTGGCTGAAGGTAAAATCCTTGGCGTTGCAATGTATCGTAATGAAGTTTTGGGAAATCCTTACCCAATCGCAATGCGTAAGGATGTTGGCGCAACGACTTACAGTTTTTGGAAATACACGCCACTTGTAGGATGGAGCAAATTTAACACCGGTTTTACGCATAACACTGTTAGTGGCAGTCGTTCACTGACTAAGGTTCGCAGCGTTCAATTCAACTTTGGTAGCGGTTCTATGATCGCCTTTGTTGATGGTGTGAACCCCTGTACGATTTTTGATGGAACCAACTGGAAGCAGATCCTTTCAACCAACACAGGCGGCTCTAGCAGCCCAGGCGGCCCTAATGTCTACGATGCTCCAGAGATCGTTGAGGTGTTTGAAAACTACCTCTTCATCGGCGGGGATAAAGCCTACGAATATGGTCTGGCGCATTCGGCGCCATTGGATGCATTCACTTGGACACCAGCAGCCGACAGCCAACAATATTCAGTCGGCTACAACATCGTTCAGATAAAACCGTTTCGAGAGGATCTGTTTGTCTTTGGCACCAATGCCATTAAGAAGTTCCGAGCGGATACAGCCACCAACGCTCCCTCACCATTCAAGGCCGATAGTGTAACCACAAATGTTGGGTGCATTGCTCGTGACAGCGTTCAGGAACTCGGTGGAGATTTAGTATTCCTGGCACCTGATGGTCTGCGCCCTTGCGCTGGAACGGCCCGCATTGGTGATGTCGAGCTTTCCTCGATCTCTAAAGCAATCCAAGGCCGACTGATCGACATTATTAAGAATGAAGATTTAAGCACGTTGAACTCGACGGTTATCCGCTCGAAATCTCAAGTTCGATTTTTTGTCGGAGATGATACCGATGAGGGTATTGGCATATTAGGCGGCCTCACTTTTAAAAACGGCAGCGTGGAATGGGAGTTTTCTGAACTGTTGGGAATGAAAGTAGCCTGTTGTGCCTCTGAATTTATTGGTGCCACAGAATACATAATTCACGGCGGCTTTGATGGGAAAATATATCGCCAAGAGCAGGGAAATAGTTTTGCTGGAACGAATGTCATAAGCATCTATTCGACGCCTTATCTAGATTTTGGCGATACTGAAATCCGCAAGGTCATTCACAAGTTAAATACGTTCGTTCGGGCAGAAGGCCCGTTCACGATGAACCTTAACATTGAATATGATTGGTCAGATCCCGACACAGCCACACCCAACAACTACGCACAAAGCTCCTCTGGGGCACCCGTGGTCTTTGGGGGCAGAAACATCACCTACGGCGGCACGGACATTAAATATGGCGGCTCATCAAAGCCTGTAATCGTGAGTGACATTCAAGGGTCAGGATACGCCGCCAGAGCAACATTCGTAACAGATGGCACTGACAGCCCCCATTCCATTCAAGGGCTAGTGTTTGAATACGGCAATTCAGGAAGAAGATAATGGCAGGGTACACCCGACAATCCTCAAGTAGCATTGTAAACACGCTGGATATTACAGCAGCGCCGCTCAATGCAGAATTTAATCAGGTTCAAACGGCCTTTGGAACATCAGGGCATACGCACACAGGGGTGGCAGGAGATGGCCCGAAGATCCCTTTAAGCACCTCTGTTTCCGGATATTTGCCCGCAGCAAATGGTGGAACTTCCGGTAAAAACAATTTCAGCGCAACTGCTGATCCAGCCGTAACCGATGATGTCGATTTGGGCTATGCGGTCGGGTCGCTATGGATCAATACCACGACCGATCGTATGCACGTTTGTGCAGATAATACCGATGGTGCTGCTGTTTGGAGAGCCGTTTCGCATATCAGCGCAGCGGATGGGGCTCTAATTCCAGACGCTACTAATACCAAAGACATAGGAACGCTCAACAACCGTTGGCAGGATTTGTACCTAAGCGGGGGCGCAGTCGTTGGGGGTACTGCCACAGTCGGAAACAACCTTGTTGTGACAAATGCCTGTTCTGCAGCTTCTTTCGCAACGACCTCAGATTATCGGGCAAAGTCTGTTGAAGGTAATGTGGTGGGTGCAACAGATAATATTATGGCTATTCAACCTATTATGGGCAAAAGATCAAGTGATACTAAATCACGAGCCATGTTTATAGCCCACGAATTGCAAACTGTAGCGCCATGGGCGGTAACAGGTGAAAAGGATGCTGAAGATATTGACGGTATCCCAGTCTATCAGACTGTTGATTACAGCAGCTTGGTGCCTTTGCTCTGGGCGGCCTTGCAAGAAGCAAATATACGAATACAAAATCTAGAAAATACTTAAAATCATTGTGTTAGGCATTGAACCTAATCTGATTTTGCTGTATAATATTCGTATATTCCCCAAAAATTTATACTCACTAGGAGGCTCTTATGAGTTGGTTCGCAAAAGCGACTGGTATCGATATTAATTTAACCGGTCACAAAGCCAAAAAGAAAAAGAAAGCTGCGCCTCAAGCTGCATCACAAGCGGCCCCCGTTTCAACAATTGCAGGAAATACAATGGCACAACCAGCGGTAAATGTGACAGGCATAATGTCACAAGAAAATTTAAAT